AACAACAGATGAAACAGAACACGGATTACAAATTGGTGGTGTTATTAGAATCATTGGTGTTAAAACTGTAGGCTATAATGGCACATATACAGTTACAGATATCAACGATGAAAATACATTTGAGATTGTTGCTAACGGGGCATTAGGAAGTACAACACCAGAACTTACATCAGAATGTCAAGTTTCGGTTAACAAGTTCCACGGTGCAACTGTACGTTCAGGAGCATTTGATGATCAGAACGGTATTTTCTTTGAATATGATGGAACACAATTTAGTGCTGTACAAAGAACTGCAACATTACAGTTAGCAGGTACAGTTAATATCAATGTTGACTCAAACACATGTACAGGTACTAATACAAGATTTAGAGAACAACTAAAAGCAGGTGATAGAATTGTGCTAAAAGGTATGACACACGTTGTATCACAAGTTGTTAACAATACAACAATGTATCTAACACCAGACTTTAGAGGTGTTACTGATGTACAAGCAAGTAAGATTTGTTTAGTTAAAGATAAGAAAACAGAACAGAAAGATTTTAACAGAGATAGAATGGACGGTACTGGTCCAAGTGGATACAACTTAGATATATCGAAAATGCAGATGGTAGGTATACAATATTCATGGTATGGTGCTGGTTTTATTGACTACATGCTACGTGGTGCTGATGGTAACTTTGTATTCTGTCACAGAATGCGTAACAGTAACGTTAACACAGAAGCATTTATGAGAACAGGTAACATGCCTGTACGTTATGAAATTACAAACGAAGGTCCAAGTGGTAAATTAGCAAGTGATATTACAGATTCACAGCAAACTATACCATTACAAGATGCTTCGTTCTTCCCACCCGAAGGTGGAATTGTTTACATTGATGCTGAGATGATACGTTTCACAGGTGTTGATGGTAAAAATTTAACAGGTTGTACAAGACAAAGTCCAATGACAAACTTTGCATCAGGTGCAACAAGAACATACACTGGTGGCGCGGCGGCGGCACACGATAGAAACACAGGTGTTGTGTTAGTTAGTAACACAATTAGTCCAAACATATCACACTGGGGATCAGCGTTTATTACAGACGGTGGCTTTGACAGTGATAGAGGATACTTATTCAGTTACAAAGCGACAGGTGTTAGTATTAGTACTACAAGATATACGTCTTTCTTGATTAGATTGGCACCGAGTGTTAGTAACGCACTTGTTGGTGACTTAGGAGAAAGAGAACTTTTAAACAGAGCACAGTTGCTACTTGAAGGACTTGAGGTTACAACTGATCAACCAGCAGGTTCAGACACAGGTGGTATTGTTATTGAAGGTGTGCTTAACCCACAAAACTATCCATTGAATCCAAATGATATTGGTTGGGCAGGTATTTCAGGTGTTGCACAGGGTGGACAACCAAGTTTCGCACAGATTGCACCAGGTGGTTCTGTTAACTGGTCTTCAGATACACAAGAAACTACAACAGCAGTTACAGTAGAAGACGAACAAACAGCAACATTCTTATCAAGTACAATCTATAACAATAGAAGTAATAGAAATTACATCTTTATTGCACGTAGTAATAACGGACCTTCACCAAACATTGACGATGCATTTGATAATCCAAGCGATATTCTTGGTGCACCTATTACAGGTACAAGTATTCCTGCTAACTCTACAGTAACACAGGTATATGCTCCAAGTGGATCACAGTACGGTTATATTAGAATTAGTAATAATACTAACGCAAACATTAACAGAAATGCAACTACATTTACAGTATCCAACCAAGGTGATGCGTTTGTTAACTCTAACTTCTTATACTTAGATAAAGCAAGTTTAGATAGTGCAGGAGTTACACCAGGTACAGAGGTTGCGTCTACAGATACTAACTGGCCATCAGGTACACAGGTAACAAGTATTACAGAAGAACGTTTTGGAGCGTCAGGAACTTATTATTATAAGGTTAACTTCTCACAGTCCGCTAATACTACGATTAATGCCGCTGGCACTGTAACGTTTATATTTAGAAATCCACCGTATGCACAACCGGGTGAAACAATCTTCTCATTTATTGCACAACCTGGAGAAAGATCAACGCTGGATCTTGCATTTATTAAAGAACTTACAAATACTACATTGGGTGGTAGGGGTACATTCCCGAATGGACCAGACGTGTTAGCCATTAACGTTTATAAAACGTCAGGTGCGGCAATTACTGGTAACGTTATTCTTAGATGGTCTGAAGCACAAGCCTAAGGCAGTGTGGGTGGCGGAGAGTTTTTCTTAATTATTGCTTTTTGACTATCACCAGGTATAATTCTGTAATTATCTTCCACTGAATCAGCAGTACTAACTTCACTAATACTACTATTGTCTTCAAGAGCAATTAACTGGTGTGGTTGTAGTGGTGGATTGTGCCATGTATCCCCAGGATTTAATTCTTTGCTGTATAACACAGCGTCTTTTGTGTCAATCCATTTAACTTCGAAGCGTCCTGAGTTAACAAACCATGATTCGTCCTTCTCTTTATGAAAATGCATTGAAAATTTCTTGCCTGCTTTTTCAAATACCATAAGTTTGCCACAATACTTGTCAGTTGTTGCCCATATTAGTTCGTAGCCCCAACCTTTTTCTACTTTACCTTCAAGTCTACTCATTTTTTACTCCATGCTTCTTTGAATTTCTTGTAAGCACCTTTAAACTTACTTTGAAATATTAGATTACTTACAAAACTTGCACGATATTTCTCTTCATCTTCATCTTGTACCGTAGTTTCAAGGTTTGCAATCTTTATTGGTACATACATTGCTAATGGAGTGCCTTTTTCAAGCAAAAATTCACCTTCTTTTCTGATTAACAGTTGTTGGTTAATCTGATGACTCCATTCCGTGTGTGTTATACCAGGCATACACGTAAAATATTCATTAAAATCATAAAACATTGGTAATTGCATCATTGCCCAACCAGGACTTGTACGCACACGCCAAGGACAATCAGTTTTTGCAACACATACAAAGTCATCTTTGGCATTTTGCGGTGCATGATCTAAAAATTGCTTGTCAGTATGCAAACTCATAGTAAAGTTTTCGTTACTTGAGTGCCATGCAAATTCTTTGCTGTCTGTTTTGATGTGAAAGTCACACCACATAGGTACAACATAGGCATTTTTATATAAATCTATAAAACCTGGACAGTTTTTAATAGTACCTTTGTCTGCAAAGTCTTCAGTTAAGTACTTAGGTGCATGTTTGAACCATTCAGGCATGAATTTTGTTGCATCTTTGATTGGTTCGACTTTAGTAAGTCCAGGAACAACGCTCCACCATTCAACTTTACAATCAGTTTGGTTGGCCATTTACCCATTCTCCTACACTAAAGCACTTATGCTCAATAGTTTCTTTTAATTTGTCATTGTCAGCACACGTATATTTTTGATATTGTGCCTTAATGTTTTCTGGCATTGGTATTTCTTCAATTTTTGCTCCATACTTGTTTGCAATAACCTGAGCAACTTGTAAAAATGAAGTAGCAACACCACTACCAATGTTCCAAATACCACTTTTATCAACATCAAGCATTTTTTCATGCATTACTGCAACGTCTTCAACACAAATAAAATCACGTTTGAACTTACCACTGTTTTCAAACACTTTTATAACACCAGTTTCTTTGGCTTGTTTAGTAAATTTACTAACAGGGCTCATCATATCGCCTTTATGTTCTTCTCCATGACCATAAACATTGAAATATCTAAAGCCTTGTATGTTAACTCTAAAATCATTTAGGTGTTGTGTTACAAATCTATCAACAAGATACTTTGTCCAAGCATAAGGACTGCGAGGATCTAATTCTAAGTCTTCTCTAAAGTGTGTTAGTTCTCCATATACACTTGCCGAACTTGCATATTGTAAAGAAGTACCCATCATATCACAAATTTCAATTAACTTCATTGTGTACTCATAGTTGTGTTGCATAATCTTTTCAACATCACGTTCAGTTGTACTTGAAATTGCACCTAAATGTATAATTCTATCGTATTGTTGAGCATCTGGATACTTGTTTAACTCCCAAGGAAAGCCTTCTACATCATGTCCTTTTGCTTTTAGGTATGACGCTACATTTGAACCAATAAATCCTTGGTAGCCTGTAACTAAAATTCTCATATTTTCATCTTCTCTATAATATTCGTTGTTGATTGGTCTTTTACTGTTGGAAAAATTTCTACTTCTGCAAGTTCATTACCTACAACTGTGTCAACAGTGTAATCGCCACCCTTAATAATTAAGTCAGGTTGATATCTTTCAATGCAATTAATGGGAGTATCTTCATCAAATATTACAACTTCGTCAATCCATGGTAAAAGTTCAAGATTCATTTTACGTTGTAATTGATTGTTAATAGGTCTGCCTTCTCCCTTGAGTCTTTTTGTACTTGCATCACTGTTAATACCTACAATAAGTTTTCTACCTTTTGATCTTGCGTGACGTAACAGTCTAAAATGTCCTTCAAGTAGCATATCAAATACTCCGTTAGTCCAAACTACCTGTCTTTTTAAATCTTCTGATTGTATTGCATATACACCTCTATGTTCTACTGATCTTGCACCAGCATAACAGGCTAATTTACATGCGGCAAATACATCCATACCTCTTTCAATACCATAAGCAATAACGGCAAGTACAGTATCACCAGCACCAGTTACATCTGCAACTTCTCTTACAGGTTCTTTGTAGTGTTGATAGTGTAATTCATCACTTAAAACGTGTATACCATTAGCACCGTCTGTTACTACAAGATATTTCCAACCATGTTCTTTGATTGCAAAGAAAGCAACTTCTCTATTAAATTTTCCAAACCATGCTTTGTATTCTTTCATGTTTGGTTTTACAAGAAATGCACCTTTGTATACTTCTGGTCCTTGTTTAGGATCAACTAAAACTTTGCATTTTTTATTATTAAGTTTTTCTACTAAATGTGCACCAATGGTACCTTTGTTATAATCACTTAAACATACAATATCTTCTGCATTTACACTTTCAAGGAATCTTGCTTGTGCTTTGCCTTTGTATTTTTTCTCTTTATCCCAACGCATGATGTGTTGTCCACGTTGGCCTACTAATCTTGTTTTAGTAGTTGTAATTTCTGCATCTGATTGTATGCTACAATCTATATTATTTGTTGTTTCAAGTATTTTTAAAACATCAAACCCTTCATCGTCCATACCTACTGCACCAAACAAAGAAACATTGTCAATAATATTGCTAAGATTAAGTGCAAGATTAGCCGCACCACCTATGCTATTTTTTCTTTCAATTTCTTTTAGTACTGGTACAGGTGCTTCAGGACTAATTCTACTGGCTTTCCCAATAATCCAACTGTCCAGCATTATGTCGCCGTAAACTTTTACCATGTTAACTCTCTAATATGTCAATCAACTCAAACACTGTCTGCAACTTTGTAATATTAGTTTTGTTTTGTAGTGTGTTTCTTAATCCCTGATGCAAGGGTTTTGGATACTTACTAAAACTTGCCCAAGAATAACCATCATGTTCTTCATTTAGATCAGGAATAAATTCTTCTTTAACAACTATTAGATATGTATGAAAATTAAACTTTTCGTCAGTGCTGACAAAAGTTTCTAAAGGTATAGTTTTTACTGATTTTGGTGTAGCACCAATTTCTTCTTTGATTTCTCTATGTAAAGCATCAATAGGCGATTCGTCAACAGCACCACGGCCACCTACCAAACCCCAAACATTGTTCTGTTTGCTTTGAGTTCTATGTAAGAATAAAAAACGTTTAGTTTTTAGTGCATAAAATAATGCACCACTGCAATTGATTTTGTCGCTCATACAAGTAATTATTTAAAATTGTATGCGCCACGCTCCATTCCGGTACTCGCCTTCAATGGATTTGACCCATTCTGTACCTGTCCATTTGTATTGAATGCTTGTATTTAGGTTAGTTACAAATTTGATGTCTGATACTGTACTTGAATCAAACAATATTTGCCATTTTGTACCAGTCCATTCTACTATATCGTTTTCACTTGCAACAAAATCTGTACCATCATTGTTTTTCCAAGCATCAGCACCATCAGTATTTGTTGTACTACCAATAGCACCTAACAATAATACTCTAATACCGTTTGATTTAATAGTACTTGGATTAAAATTAAGTGGATCAATAATATAATCTATCTTATTTCTATCGCCTGTTGAACCAGTAAGGACCATATCACTTGGAATAGTATCTTCATCCCAATTAATAATTAATGTTGTTTCGTCTGTTGGATTAACTGCAACAGTACCATTAACACTTTGATTAATATCTAATCTTGTTAATTGTAGTTGACTTAGACCTGATCTAAATGTACCTGGTAACGCTTCAAAGAAACCATTCCAGTTAGTATTACCAACAACACCTCTATGTATAAGTTGTGCAGTGTTACCTAACACAAGTAAATCGTAATCATTGTATGCTGTAATGGCAAGTCCTGCACTATCTTTACGTACAGTAGTTCCGTCTTTGTCTTCCATAAACACACCTTCAGCAAATTCATCATTGTAACGTTTAAGTTCTGGCATTGTAGCACCAAGGTCAACATTACCTGTGTCTTCGTTAAACATACTCATTATAATATTTGTTATAACACCAAGTTTTTTAACTTTAACTGGAGGCGATATGTATATAGGTGTTGTAAATGTTAATGAGCCAACATCAATTTCGCTTTCAGTACCTGTAGGCATTGACCTACTACTAAAATTAACACTTTCTAAATCAACTACACTTAAACTTGTCCAGTCAATATAGTTGTCTGTTGTTTGTATTTCTAAACTTGGGTTAAACAGCATTAATATCTGTTCCATAATTTGTAATTTTTGTTCTGTGTTAGTTGACCATATGTCAGCGGCAACAGTTAACTTGTAAGGTGTAGGCATTAAACGCTCTACTGTTACATTTTTACCTTGTGTGTTTAAATATTCGTTATTTGTTTCGTCATAATCTCTTTCACGCAAGTGTACTTTACCAACAAATGAAGCATCTGCAAGTCTATCTCTATCTAATTCTAATCCTGTAATGTAAACACCTATACGTGGTGCACTTGGAATTTTGTTTTCACTGTTATCTCTTAAAATGTGACCAACCTGACGTGTAATGTCTCCATACATTACCGGAACTTGTGTAAGTTTACCATCACCGTCTTTGTAAGAAAAATTACTCATCAGTCTAATCATCTGAGTAATGTATCTTCTTATCTGTCCGTCATAAAAATGTTGCATTAATTATCCGCCTTTGGTTTCATTGCTTTACTTAAACTTTGTCTTTCTTGTACAGTTTCTCCACCAATGCTACCTGAATTAGTATTATTAATGAATCCAGTTTTGTGTGTATTTCTATTATCTTTATTAGATAATGTCATACGTACTTTATCTTCCATTTTGACCCAACGTTGTCCGTCAAATCTAAACAATCTGTTTGGCATAAGATCAGTCCTTAAAAAGTAATCACCTTTTGCTGTGTTTGTTGGGAAACCTATACCATGTCCAAATGCTTCTCCATTTGGTGGAATACCATCACCAAGTAAGTAACCACTGTAACCTTCTCTGTCTGGTGTTTGATTTACTCTACTTGCATCTAAGTTTCCTGCATTAACACTTGCATCAATCGTTGCTTCGTCGGCAGTTACAAGTTCTGGTTTACCTTGTGCATCTGTTTGTAATGTGTATAATGAAGTTGTATCATAACCAGATTCTGGTGAGTCTGCTTCTGCTTGATTTAACACTGCCTGGTTAATTTGCATTTCTTTATCGTATGTAGAAAGTACATCACGTAATGTTTGTGAACTACCTTCTTCTGTTGGTAAATCAAGTATATCCTTGAACTCTTGTGAGTCAACAATCTGTTTCATTTTGACTCTGTATAAGTGTGGATACCAACTTTGTG